AGTGCCATCTGGGGATTCGGTTATAGGGAGTAAAGTGATTTGTCCTTTAGTCCAAATGTCAATTCCTGAAGAAGAATAAAATCTTTTTCTATCGGAATCTTCGTTGTCTAAATAAAGCTGTCCTGCCCCATACGACCAGTCTGTTTGTGAGCGAACCCACGCACCAGTGGTATCTAAAGTATTCTCGCCAGCTTCTCGACTGTTGTCTCGCTGTTGACGAGACACTGGAACCGTTGTACGACGATACTGAGTAGTGTCAACTAAATAAGAGACACCATCTAGTTCAACTGGCAACGATTCAGCGTTAAAACTCACGACCAGTACCGACCCCAATTACCAACTGGTCTACCTGACGAGTTGTCTTTAAGATTTTGAGGGTACATAGCTGCTAATCGTGCTGATTCAGCTTCTAAACGAGCCCTTCTGCGTCCCATTAGATCTCTAAAAGACGCTGAGATAGCTCCGGGGGGAACTTCTTCTGCCATTCTTGACGTTCCTTCAGCATCTAAAAACTCTCGACGTATAGGACGAGTGGTCATTAATGCCATAGCTGCTCCAAGCGGAGGCAAATCATAAGCGGTTGACGAAATACCGATAGATGACAAAGTAGTAGTTCCATCAGTTACTGAACCGAATGGAGATTTATAGAGAACTGTTACTTTTTTACCGGGCCATGCTGCTCCGTAAAGTATGAGAGCCATGCCGCTAGAAAACGTAGCTGTATCTCTATTTCGTTTTAATTTCCAAGAACTAACTACTGGTTCTCTGGCTTCTACTCCAATTTCAGCGTATGTCACTGAGTAAATTGATTGAACATCTTCGTTTGTTAAACCGGCAAGATCGTAGCCATCGACAGGAGCGTTGTATGTAAAACTTGTCGTTTTCATTTGGAATAAACCAGAATTTGGTGCAGAAAGATCACTTAAATCATGATTTAAAGCATCGATAATACGATGTGTAGGAAATTTAGGTGATACACGAACGATTGAATTGACCGCATGTCCAGTCGCAGAAGCTGTTGAGCCTCCATAACCCCTAAGAACATTCACAGTTGTGCCATCTACTGAAGTGACATACATCAATTCTTCATTTATTTCTATAATGACACCTTTTACGATCCCTGAATTAGCAGCCTCGCTAATAGTAAAAGCAGTACTTGTATCGTTTGTAACAACAGGAGCAGAAACAAGTAAAAGTTCTTCAACATAACCAGACAAAAGCATGTCTCGGGTTTCGTCAATCCATATTTGTGCGGTTGTCATTAGCTACTCCCAAGAACGTCATTCAATGCACGCTCTTTACGTTTTTTTTCAGACTTTGGCCCTTCAAGAAGAGTACCCGCTTTAATTTCATGGGGAGTTAAGGCTTCCCGTTCCATTTTGGCAGCGCCGTCAATGCTCTTAGGCTGAATACCTTCAGATCGGAGGCGTTTATAGGCTGCCATATCCCTTTCTTTGTCTCTTTCTTTAGCTTTACTCCCAGACCAATCGATCGCTTTTCCATCATGCATACCTCTTGTTGGTGTAGCTGATGCAGAGATGTGTACTTCACCGAAGTATTTGCGAACTACTCCCTTGCAAACATCACAAACTCCATCGTAGGTTTCATCAAACCCGTGACGGATCTCGTGGCTTAAGCCACAGTCGAGACATCGGTAACAATAAATTGGCATTATTCTGGTCCTGCGTTAAATGAATAGCCAGCAGCAGCTAAAACGGATACTTCTGTAGATGTTAAATCAGTTGGGCTTTCATGTCCCCCATATATCCAACGAGTAACAGTATCCCAATCTGGTGGTAAATATGCTTGAACGGTTGTGCCATTTACTATAAATATATTTGTTCCTTTTTGCCCCGGAGCGAAATGTCTCATAAGAGCATAAGCAGCAGGTGAACTGTCTTGTGGGTTTATAGCTCTTGGCAACGTATTTTCGGTAGGCATAACTAACCGCTCATACATTTCTATTGTGCCAATTACAAAATCTATAGCTATAACTGCTGGCGTAGCAGTAAAGTTTGCACTAACTGTAGGTGAAGGTATTGCTGCACTAGCAGAGATAACTCCCGGTGTCGCATCCACAGTGACGTAGAGCGAGTGGCCGGGGAACGTCGCCGCAGTCGCCACTGTAGCCGGTGTAGCGACCGCTGAGATTGCTGCCGCAGGCAGGGTAGCTGGAACTTGTATGCCAGCGTGTACGACGATTAGGTTGGCAGTAACTGTTGAAACAATTACTACCGGACAGGCAACCGTTGATGGAGTAACTGTTGCCGGGACCGACGGGCCAGCCGAGAACGTCGTCGTAACACCGATTGTGGCCGGTGTCGCAATCGCCGCCACAGTAAAGCCAGTATCGGTAGGCTGAGAATAGCTAACACCCGACTGGCTGTAATCCACCAAGATACGGTTGTCTGGTATCGAGGTGTCACGTTCGTTGTAGTCGAACCCGGTCTTGTTATAGTCATAACCTGCGCTATACGCTACGCCACCCGGACGTTTCGGTGTGTAAACATATGCAAACGTGAGCGACAAATCCGCTGAACACGCAACCGTGCTAGCAGATATTGTCACATCACGTTTTACATAAGTGAAATTGGGTTCGTTGTACTGAATCCCTGATTGACTGTAGTCATAAGTACCCGGATATTGTGGGGCGTAGTCGAACCCCGGCTCTTGATATTCAATCTCGTCTTTGTTGTAAGGATTGACAGCAGGTGGTGAAGGCACCGGGAAGCCTCATCTTTCTAGCTGGTAATTGCTGCTGTTTCTGGATCTCCCACTTTTCTGGCAGCAACAGCCTTACCAATAGATACAAGGGCCGCAACACCGGCGACCTTCAATGAGTCAGACCAATCTGGTCCGGGCACTGCCATCGCAGCTACCCACGCCTGAGCGAAGGTAGAGATAGCACGCTCTAATGAATCTTTAATAAAACGCTGGTTGAACAACTTCTTGTCTCCGTATCTGCATAGCCGCCCAAGTCTTTGGACCAACTACGCCATCTGCAACAAGCCCTTTGGCTCGCTGCCATTGTTTTACCTTGGCGAGTGTACCACGCCCGTATATTCCGTCGGCTAAAGCTCCTACTACTCGTTGAACATGGACAACTGCTTGGCTCCGAGAGCCTTTGCGTAGTGTTCCGGGGAACTGGACAAGCCCATCCTCTGGTTCCTTAGGTAAAGTCATTACAGGAATGCTTGTGACCATGCGTCGTTGAATCATTCCTCGAAGCTCACTCATTGAGAACGAGGGATCAACCTTACGTGAAGTCCATTCTTTGTGGCCTATCACAGCACAGTCAGGGTTCCATTTATGCCCGTCGCACAGAAAGGCGCACAACTCTACGAGTGCGTCCATCTGAGCCTCGGGTATATCTTCTCCCAACCCGTCATTAATAAGAGAAACACCTATTAAACGAGAGTTAGCGCTGATCTTACCGGGACTTGTAGCGTCCCCTACTACCGGATTGTTCTGCTGCATCCGTGTCAACACAGCTTGTAAGCCTCGGCCAGCGTGGTTAGCTTTCACGTTCTCAGCCGTCAACTTGACAATGACACCATCACGTTTGATGATGTAGTTGTATAGAGGTCCGGGTACCTTGTTGACTCCTCGTACACACATTGCGATCACGTTGTCGGGATCTGCGTTGCGGTTTGAGGCTGTGTGGTGGACGACTATGCCGAATGGTTTGAGTGGCCGTCCGGTGTTGACTTTGCCGGGTGCGTCTACGAGTTTCATTCTGGTTCAGGAGCAGGGGATTTCTGGTCCCAGTCCTCAATCAGATCATCCCACCACCAAGTATTAGGTGGTTCGCCATAGCCATCTGGGTAAGGTTTGTCGGCAGGTGGACCCCACACATAGTCAGCATCTAACACCCAGCCATTATGTGGAGATGCAGGATAAAACAATCCAAGAGGATAACCGTCTGCTTCTGGAACAAACGTCGAACCAATAGATGCCCAATTTTTTCGGATGTTATGTGCGGTTTCGTACCACCCAGACCACCCTAAATCTACAGGAGTGCAGTCATCTTCAAATACGGCACGATTAACCACAATGTTGTTTTCGTCTACTTGTGCAAAAGTTCTCATCAGCTATCCATCCGTTAAGTAACGCACGATCAGCACACCAGCTTGGGGATTTTGGTTGTGGTAACCTGCGCCTCGCCCATAAGCACTAGCAGGAGGATTTTGGTCACTATTGCCTCCATCACCACCGCTACCATATACATTGCCATCTAACCACGTATAACCAGCGACACCTTCTACGCTGCCAGCCGTGTTCCCACCGCCACCACCGCCACCGCCACCTACGTTGTTATAAGAGTTGAAACTTCCCCAACCATTACCTGCCTGATGGGTACTCCAAGTACCTCCACCGGTACCGGTACCAGAACTGTAAGTTTGTTGGCCGTAGCCGGGACCGCCAGCGCAGTAGCCGTACCACACACCGCCTCCACCGCCTGCTCCACCTGCACGCTGGTAAGGAGTTACCTGACCGGCGTTAGTTCCCGATCCGCCAGCAAAACAGGAACCCCAACCGCCGTAACCACCGTAGCCTCCGCCACAGGCATAAAGATTCCAGCCAGCTATATTAATAATGGTGTCACCACCATTATCGTCAGATGACGTATCGCCAGCATCGCCAATAGTCAAAGAATATGTACCGGCTTCTACTTCGATTCCAGAACCAGCAAGAACGCCGCCGCCACCAGCACCGCCAGTGTTACTGCCACTTAGCGCTCTAGTGCCACCGCCGCCACCGACTAATAGCAAATCAATTTCGCCGCCAGTAACACAAGTAACCGTCCCACTTGACGCATACGTCACATAAGTGTAATCACCGACAATAGAGCTAGACCCACCAGAAAATTCCACTGGGGCACCACCACTACCGGCGGCTCCCATTATTGCGGCTTTACTCGATCCGAACGGCATAACAATCCTCAGCTAGTGATAGCAGCGATTTCGTCGTCAGTTAAACCAAGATCTTTAAGTTTCTGGTTACCTGACGCTTTATCCGTAGCAGTTTTCTCAGCCGCAGCTTCTTGTGCAGCCGCTTCCTCTTTGTGACGAGCAGCCATAGCTTCAGCTTCAGCGATTTCTTCTGCGGTATAAGGGACAAATCGTTCCTCACCGGTAGAACAATCAACTATCAATTTATTCATTGCCGACATTAGGCAACCTCATTCCGTAATCCGTAAAGCCAAAATGTTGAACCGACACCCCAATAGGCACCGCTAGATGGCACTAAATCAATTTCGTGGACATTAACCGTGCCTCCGGTAACATCCATCGCCCCACCACTAGTGCTTCCTCGATTAAGCGAGGTGCTGCTGTAGTTTGAACCAAAACTATTACCAGACATAGACCAATAATTCACTACATCGCCACGGTCAGAGCTTGCGCCTCCGTAGCAACCATAGATGTTACAGAATCCGCCGCCTGCAAAACCATTCGCACCCCCAGCGTTATAAGCATCAGCACCCTGAATTAAACTGCCTTTGAATCCAGCATAGTTATTTCGTTGCTGGTTGACGTTCGTGTCGGTACTGGCGCTATTAGCCGGTGACCAAAACCATTGAGAATAGTAGTAGTTACTTGTGACGTTATTGATATAAATTATTAAGTCATCGCTATAAGTGGAATATTCAGAAAATGCTGTCCACACCACACGAAGAACATCGTAATTAGTACCAGAACTAGATGTTGAAGCAGGCTGAATCGAGCTAAACGTCACACCGCTAGTCGAGCCACTCGAAACTGTTTGTTTTTGTATCGCTACCCAGTTGCTCATTATGGTTCTCCCCATCCGAATACACGCAAAGTGCAACCAGTTTGCATATTGTTCCCACCCATATTGACACTGATTTTGTTTATAGCTTCAGTCCACGGGAAACTACCTGTAGATACGAGCATGTTATTCCCAGCACCAGTTGTGGTCGTTTCATCTATAGTACCGCCGTAAGAAGTCCATTGCTTTTTTCTAGTTGTGCTGGCATAGCCATAAACATCTAATATCGCTATGCCCTGTACATCATATGGGCTGAGGCCGTTGTGTTCACCAAAATAAAAGCTGTCAGCAGATCCCTCATTACCAGTAGTCCACGGGTAAGAACCAGCGGTTCCACTAGCTATCATCATCCCAAACTCATAAAGACCTTCGCCTACGCCGCCGCCCTTATCGTTAAAACGACCCAGCCAATAACCGGGATTAGCTGTATGGTATCCGGGGCCAGCAATAATACATTGCAAATGTGCATAGGAGGCCGGGATATTCTCGACCTCTAACGCAGTGGTGGTGTTGTTGGGAGCCTGAGCTTCACCAATTAATTCGTAAGTCATTTCGTTCCCCCAATCCCACACAACGTAAAGTGCGAACCGGCATAAAAGTTGGTACTGGAGCTATCAGGGGCAATGGAAATAGTTGTTCCCGAAGTGTTGCCACTGCTACCTACCGCAGCACTTATGTACCAAGAAAAAGAATTAGGGACACTCGAAGAATGCTGTCCCAAAGCGCCCCTATGGAAATTATCATCTTGCCAATTTGGGAAATATATCCATCCCCCAGCAGATTGGGCATACCAATCTGCGCTGGAGGGATAGCTTCCACCTGAAACCCACGGGGCATTATATGTGTATTCCTGAAAGGCACCCATATTTTGTCCAGACAACCAGCTATGAGTATGGAAGTTGGTGTCAGTGGAATGAGTAGTACCTGAATACCACAGATCTTGCCAGTTGTTTCCGGAGGAACTCCCTACCACAAAATATTGCAATACAAGAGTCCGATAGCTGCTCGCAATCGAACTAACATTTGTAAAACTGACTGTGTTTGTATTCGTTGAAAGCGTCGTTGTATACAGAACATCTAGTGTTTGACCACCGCCACCACTCCCGGCAGCACCTAAGACTGTTGCTTTAAATGCGCCTAGAGGCATCAGTAATCCTTATGCGAAATCTTGGCCAGCTACAAACCCAAACCAACGAGTGCCACCATCAACAGTGGTAAATGCTAGAACATCAAACTTGTTAGCAGTAGTCGTCAAAGTCGGAGCAGTCGCAGCAGCCCAAGCCACTGAACCCGGCCACGTAATCGTACGTGAACCAGTACCGTCTTGTTTAACTATCAAAGTAAACGAGCTTGAATCACCGGTAGCAACCGGGTTATCAAAGGTTAAGGTCGCATTACCAGTCAATGTAACTGAATGAACATTGCCGTTATTCAAATCGATACTAACTGTGCCTGTAACAGCAGCATTCTCAGCGCACGTTTCCGCATAATCCTTATGCGTAACCGCTGACATGATCTGATCTCCACCAACAACAGCGCCGGAAAGAGTTGCACCAGCAATCGTTGGGCTCGTAATCGTGTTCGACCACGCTGTCGTGCCAGTACCAGTGTGCGTGAGCACAGCATTCGTTGATGCCGAAGCAGCAGGCGAAGCACTAATCCCTAGCTTTGTTTCTACAGCAATCAAAGCAGTAGAAGCAGCAGCATGTACCTGATCGTGCTCAAAACC